TATCTATAACTGAATTGATCTGGTCTCTCATATGTTTCCAAATCATATGGATAAAACACATATGGATTACGTGATACTCTTTCAAGCAAAGCAGTTCGTTTAGTAATGTCTACTATTTCTGCATCATCATAAACTATTTTTGGAAAATTCTCGAAATATTTATCTGGCATTATAGATCCTCAGACTTCCATAGCTGAATTTCTTTCAGCGACAGTCCTAAATTGACTAATGTTGGTGCACCACTTTTGAAAAACGAAGGTCCAGCAGCAGCGTATTCTACCTGAACAGATTGAATAGCACATGGTTTGAGTTGAAACAAATATTCAGATGGCTCAAATGAAATCATGGCAATTTTTGGATATGAAACAATTCCCATCGTTCCACTGGATGTAGGCAATGCTGCTTTTTTCATTTCAATAATAATTTTTTTCAGTGTGTCGGATTCTTGTTGTGTGCTTGGAGCCAATGTCCATGTAAATCTAAATTCTTTATATGCTGGTCTCTTATACACCATAAAATAAAATGGATTAATCTGATATCCTGTTGTAGCAGAAATCACGTCTTTTGCTGCACCAGCTGCATTTGCAAGATTACCAAATCCACTACCCATCAAAGATTGTGCAACATTAAGACCTGCTTCGAGCATACTATTCTCGCCCCAAACAATACTCTCGATATCTGATAATTGTTTTGGCAATGGTAGCTTATACTGCCCACCAATTCCCATATTTGCCGAAGAACTGAATTGCTGCGAAGCCTCATAGTTCATGAATGTGATGTTTGTGCAAAACTTTCTGTTGTCCTGTATCAAATCTGCCGGAAAGCATTGTTGATCGAACTTTTTCTGTGGAGGCGTGGGAAAATTTGGAGCGACCATAACTACCTTTCCAGATATAAATACAATGAATTATATCTATTTATTACAAAACTATGAGAGCTATGGCGAAATATAAAGGATTCTACAAACCCAGATGCCCTGAGAAATACAAAGGAAACCCGACCAACATCGAGTACAGATCAGGTTGGGAATTAAAGGTTATGCAGAGGCTGGATGGAGACCCTAATGTTGTATGGTGGCAGAGCGAAGAAACGGTGATCCCGTATCGTTCTCCTATCGACAATCGTATTCATCGGTATTACGTGGATTTCACTGCACGATTCACAACGGTAGAGGGAAGCACCAAAACTGTGTTGATCGAAGTGAAACCTGCTGCACAGTGTCGTCCTCCTGCTATTATGGAGGGCAAGAAGTCCAAGAAATACATTAGTGAAGTCATGACATGGGGTGTTAATACTGCTAAATGGAAAGCTGCAAAAGAATACTGCAAAGATCGTGGATATGAGTTTATGATTATGACCGAAAAAGAACTGGGAATCAAATGGTAGATAGACGTGAGTTTAGCAAGATATTAACTAAAGCTGGTCGTGATGTTGCTCGCGATTCCAAAGACTCGACAAACTGGTTCCGAGACACTGCAGAGAATGTTGCTCTGAACAAGAAAGATCCATCAAAATTATTCGAGACCAGAGCAAGTCCTGAAGTTGGATCAATGTATCTGTTTGCCTACGATCCAAAGACAAAAGATAAACTGCCATTCTGGGATTCATATCCATTGATTATTATGGTCGAACCCTATCATGATGGATTCTTAGGGTTGAATCTCCATTATCTACCTCCTGTCGCACGTGCACAGCTGATGGATGCATTGGACTCTATCAAAAGCAACGATAAATATAATAAGTCGACACAAATAGCAGTTTCATATAGATTACTAAAAGCATACTCCAATAAATTTGCTGGTTATCAAAATTGTATTAAGAGATACCTTATTGGGCATGTTAGAAGTTCTTTTCACTATGTTAATCCTGTTGATTGGAATAAAGTTGTATTGTTACCATTGCAGAGATGGAATGTAAATTCAAATAAACGATATGCGGGATCGCCGCCTTATTAGGAAATGTCATGCCATTTAACATAGAAAAGTTCAGAGAGAATATATCAAATTATGTGTATCTCAATTCTTGTAATTTTGAGTTATACGTAGCCACACCACCATCACTGTTCAATGCTTTGATAGGAACCAGCAAGAATCCTGTTGGTTCGAGCAACATCGCCAAGAATCTTGCCATGCGTATTGATCAAGTAAGAGCTCCTGGTATTTCTCTTATGACTGCTGACGTCAATCGTTATGGTATTGGCCCAACACAAAAAATGCCATTTTCTTCGCAGAATCAAGAGATAAGTTTTTCAATTCTTGTTGATGAATATGGCGAGATCTGGAATTACTGGCACAACTGGATCAGATCTATATTTGAATTTGATGGCACAGAGAACTCTCAGGGTGCTGTAAGAAATCAAATCGCCAGTTATCAGGCAGAATACAAAGACAGATATTCGGCGCCAATGCAGATCGTTATGTATGATCATTATGGCCGAGAAGTCCAATATATAAATTTAATAGAGGCGTTTCCAACGTCAATTAGAGAAGTGCCTTTAAGTTGGGCAGAAGGACAGCTGATTAAATTGAACGTATCAATAGCATATACTGAATATCAGATTGCTACTTCTTCTGTTCAAAAACAACCAGCGCCTCCAAGCAGAGCACCATCCAGATCAGAATCGAGTAACACTATACGTATTAGACCTTAAATTTGTGGAGTAAATTATGAGCTTACCTAAACTTGATTACCCTATTTACAAGATTAATGTTCCCTCGTTGAAAAAGGATTTCAACTTTAGACCGTTCCTTGTGAAAGAAGAAAAACTATTGTTAATGGCAAAAGAGAGCGATAATGCGACTGATATTTTGGCAGCAATTAAGCAGATTATTAACAACTGTCTTTTGGATAGAAAATTAGATGTGAATAATCTGGCTTTGTTTGATCTTGAGTTTATCTTTTTGAAACTGAGATCTGCATCAGTTGACAACAAAATTAAGGTGTCTTACAGAGACAATGAAGACGAAGAATTATATGATTTTGAGATTAACCTTGACGATGTTAAGATTGTATATCCTAATAAAGTAGACAACAAAATCAAGATTACGGATAAATCTGGTATTATTATGAAGTATCCATCGGCTGCATTATATGATGATAAGGAGTTTTTGAACCTTAATAAGGATTATATGTTTGAACTTATTCTTCGATGTGTAGATAGCATTTATTTTGAAGACGAACTATATGAAGGTAAGGATTACAAAAAGGAAGATTTGACAGAATTTCTTGAGAATTTGGATGTTAAAACTTTTCAAAAAATTCAAGATTTCCTGGTCAGTGTTCCGAAAATGGAATATAAGATCAAATACAAAAACAAAAAAGATCATGATAGGGAAATTGTATTGAATTCGTTAAATGATTTTTTTACGTTGCGCTGAGTCATAATACACTGGCTAATTATTATAAGACAGTGTTCTCTCTGGTTCAGCATCATAAATATTCTATTAGTGAAGTGGAGAATTTAATACCATTTGAAAGAGACATATATGTTGATATGCTTATGAGTTATCTTAGAGAACTGGAAGACGCCAAACAAAGAAGCGGATAATAAATGGAATTTGAACCAAGCCACTTAAAGCAATTGTCAAGAGATATAACATCCACGCTTGGATCGCATCTTGGCGAATTCCGCAAGGCAGCAACAGATAGCAACAAGAACATTGGAAGTGTTGTTAAAGACATTTCCAAGATGTTCTCTTCGCAGAAAAAAGACCAGTCAGAACTACATGAGACACTTGACGAGACAAGTCAAGCAACACAAAGAACAGCCACAAAGGTTGATCAGACTAATAATATTCTTCAAGAGACATTAGCATTACAGAATAGTATTCTTGCTGAACTCAAGCACATGAACAGTGCTATGAACTTCATGAATACTAATATGCAGAACAACAATGCTCCATCGTTGATCAGCAGTATTCTGGATAGCAAATTTGGGACTGTATTAAAAGGACTTGGTGCTGTTGGTCTTGCTGTTGGTGGAGGAATGGTTGCAAGTAATCTTTATGATGAATCTCAGGAAAAGAAAAGACAGAACAGCGACATATTAGCAGGTCTTGGTGGTAACGGTGAAGTCAAAGGTAAAGGCACAGCAAACTTCCAAACAGTAGCGCCTAAATTGATGGCAGATCTCCAAAAAGATTTCCCAGGAATGTCAAAAGAAGATGCTGCTGCTATTATCGGTAATCTTAGTGAAGAGTCTGGTGGCTTTACTAAGATGAAAGAAGGTGGTGGTGGTCCTGGTCGTGGTTGGGCTCAATGGACATCACCAGATCGCAAAGCAAAGTTTTTACAGAATGTTGCAAAATACGGTAACGGCGATTTAGAAAACTATCAAGCCAATTACGAAACACTAAAGAATGAACTGAAAAACGAATACGCTGGCGTTTTGAAACAAATGATGGCCACACAAGGCGTAGGAAATAAATCTCGTTTGTTCATGGAGAAATTTGAGAATCCAAATAGAGCTCTTGCTCATATGGATGTCAGATTAAACGAAACACAAAGAGCTCTTAATTTATCAAACACTGGTAGTGCTGTTGCTCAAGATGCATCTGCTGAATCAAAACCAGAACCAATGTCACAAGGTGGATCAGGTGGAGCAGGTGGAGGAACATCACCAGGAATGCCAGATGCTAATCCAAATCCTTCAAGACATGGTGGTATTATATCTGGAGCAATGGGAGAAGGAAAAGAAAATAAAGATGATGGTTCTGGATTAACAACGCTGAAAACAAATTCTGGGAAAACTTTTCAGGTAGCATCTGCATACGCTGATAGATTTAAAGGATTCGTTGATGAGTTAGAAAGTTCAGGATATAAAATCAACTCTATCGGAGGATTTGCTGATAGAAATATTGCTGGAACAAACACAAAAAGTTGGCATTCTAAAGGAATGGCAATCGACATCAATCCTTCTGAGAATCCTGTTACATATCGTGGTCAACCAGGTGCAGGAAAAACAAATCTCCCACAAAATGTAGGAGAGATGGCAGCAAAATACGGATTAGGTTGGGGTGGTAACTGGAAAAACAAACTCGACACAATGCACTTCTCGTTTGGTCCAAATGAAGGTGGTGACGGAGACGGCAGCACAAACATAGGCGAGAAAGAGAGCGACAAACTGAAGACAGGTGGAGGAGGCACAGGAGCAGGAAAATCCGACGCCACACCACAGTCACAAGCACCAGCAACCCCATCAATGGCACAGACATCAGCACAAGACACAGGTGGAGCACCACCATCAACAGGAGCAGAAGCACCTGCATACGACATCAACAAAGACTCAAAGGCGATGGCATTCGCACAAGGACTTGGTGGTGGAGGAATGGGTGGAATGGCTGGTGGTATGATGGGCGGTGGAATGCCAGGACTCGGTGGATTAGGCATGGGCATG